GCTTTGCATAATCCTTTTTCTGACCGGAGATATACGGCTCGAACCACGCTCCGCCCGCCGCTTTGTTTTCAGTCCGATTGAAGTTGTACTCGGGGTGAAAATAAAGCCTGCGGGCATACGGCGTATCGGACACGATATATACCTTGCCCGTGGCCGCTTCTTTGTCGTCGATGAAAGTGGAGCGGTTCTGCAGCTGTCCGGTCTTAAACGGCATCGTCTCCGACTGCTGAAGATCCGTCTTCAGCGCGTCTGCCGTTTTTACCAGGTTGCGGGAAATTGCTTTTTCAATGAGGTTTATGTTTGCCGTGTTGAGCTTCACCGTGACCTTCATTTCAGCTCAAACTCCGTATGATTCACCGTACCATCCGGATTCTTCGCTCGGATACCTGAATATATCGTCATTTCGCGGCCGCGGACAGTAACGGTGCCGCTCGATATTTCGCGCATCTTCGGCGCAATATCGCCTTTTACGATAACCTTGCCGACAAGCTCGGTATATTTACCGTCTTTGTCGTACAGCCGTTTCCTGCGCTCGGAATAGATGCAGGAGGCTTTTATCGGGGCGTGAGTCTTCGGCTCTCCGTCCTCACTGATGTCGGGCTCGTCAAGCCGTATTTCGCAAGGCGTAACGCAAAGGAAATCCGGGAACGGCAGTTTCTTAATGCTGTTTGCCATCATGATATCCTCCCTGTAAGTCCGGTCTGCTGCAGCAGGGCATACGCTACGGGACTCATTCCGAGTCGCTCGTAGACCTTGCCGGAATCCTTGACCGTAACGCTTATGTCAAGCACGCTATAGCTCTGTATACCCGAGCCGTCATATCCGTTCTCGTGAATATAATCCGCCTGGTAACATGCGGCGAGCCTGATTTTTTCCTGCTGAAACTCGGTAAGGTTTTCAAAACCGCGCCCTTTGATGCGGTTGAAGGTCGCTTCGTCAATCTTTATCTCGGCCAAAGACAAAGAGGCTTCGATTTCACACGAAGCCTCCTGCGTACCGTGAAAAGATTCTAAGTAGAAATTGACGTCAGCATACATTATGCATCAACTCCGTCAAGCGATATCGGTGTCGACAAACACGCTGTCGACCTTGTTATCCTTGCCGTTGGGGAATACGAATACATCGGAGAAAGCACGGTTCTGATACAGCCAACCGTCGCCCTCGGTGTGCGCTCCCGGTGCGAAGAAGTAAATACTGTTGACCTTCGGCACGAACTTCGTGGTAAGAGGCGAAGCAATCAGGATATTGATCTTCTTCGAGCCGGCAGCATCAACCTCGTAGTAGCTCGAAGTGGACGGATTGCCGGTCGGGCTCTTGACGGCGGTATACTTTTCACCGCTCTTGGTGTAATAGGTCTTGCCGGCAACAACGCTGGTATCGGTTGACGCCTTATAGGTCGTCTCTGCAGGCGCGAAACCGCCATCCTCTCCGTCGAAGTCGAAAGTGTCATAGAACACCTCGTCGTCGATGACCTCGAATACAGGGACACCGTCAATCTTTGTGACGCGGGTCTCGATACCGATGCCGCCCTCTGCGATCTGAGTCATCTCGATTTTCTTGGCAAGCTCAGCGCTCTGCTCGAGAAGATCCATTATTTCCGATCTGACATAGACGATAAGCGCACCCATCGCCTTGTATCTGCGAAGCTTGCCGGAGCCGAGTGCCTTTTTGATTTTGGTGAAGACATTGGCAGCGGTATAATCACTGAGCTTTGTTTCGGTATGATAGCCGTCGAGCTTCTTTGCCTGCGCCGCGACGCGGGAGAAGAAGAGGGCGTTAGCCTCGGGCACCTCCTGCGTGCGGACAAAGGTCTTGGAGATATTCTCCATCGACGCTGTCGCATTGGTCTCATCGACATCGAGCTTATCGACAAGGAACTCTATATCCCTGTCGTGCGTGACGGTGAACGGAACATCCGTCTGCACGAAGACTCCGCGGTTCCAGCCGCCGTTTCTGTTGTGGCTCTTATAGCCGCTGGTTGACATCTGGGTAAAGTGGAAGGTCTTAGCCGAAAGCCACTTCACTGCGGTCGTAATAAAGGGAGAAATGAGCGAATCCTGCGTGAGGATCTCGAGAAGCTCAGGCTCCCATCTTTCTGCGTAGTTTGCCGTGTTAGGCATTTTTCAACACTCCTTTAGTAGTTAAATCTGTTCCAGCTCTTTTGAGCTGTCTTTTTGGCGGGTGCTTTCTTGCTCTTGTCCTCCTGACCGTCCCCGCCTATACTGAATCCGGGTCCCCCGTCCTCAGCCTTGTCGGTCAGTTCTGTCCATGTTTTCAGCAGTTCGGTGACTGCGGCGGAAGCTTTTTCGCGGCTGAATTTGCCGTCATCGTCGAGGCAGTCCGCGCGGTCGATGAGTTTGACCGCCTTAGACACCTTGTCTGCTTTGACATGTGCCGCAAGCATCACAGCTTCCAGGACTGCGCCTTCGGCCATTGCACGAGCCTCTGCGAGTTCGGCGGCTACTCGGGAGTTCTGCTCCGCGCCGTCCGTCTCCGGCTCTTCCTGCTTATCAAGCTGCGCCTTCTCGATAAGCTCTTTGACCTTTGCCCTGTCGGTCTTCTCGGTTATACCGAGTTCCTTCATAAGCTTGGCGACTGCCTTCTTGCTGTTCTTGACACTGATGTTGTTTACTTCCTCGTCGGTGTACTTTTTTTCGGGCTGAGTCTGCTCGTTCTGCTCCTCGTTGCCCTGCCCCTCCGTGGTTTCAACATTCTTGTTTTCTTCTGCCATTTTTTACACTCCTTTTCTCAGTTAAGGTCAACTGTTACCCTGTTTTACGATACAGGCAAACGATTTTTGGATATAAAAACAGCGCCTTGCAGTCAAATGCAAGACGCTGTAATTATTAAATTATCTACTACCATCTGGGCGAAAACATAATTTCGTAAGCGGCATACTTTTCAGTTTCCGTAAGTCCTACTCCGTTTTCTATCGCACTTTTCAGATGGTTCTCGTGAACAGCCTTTCTGAATTTTCTTCTGTTTTCCTCGGTATCATTCAACTTTCTCGGAACGCTTTTACTGGTTATCAACCTTTTGAATTCCGAATACGGCATATCAGAAGGATAATTAGATTTTTCACGAGGGTCATCTGCCATAAAGCCAATTGCCAAGGCTTTAATGGTATCTTCCGTAAAAAATTCATGTAATAGCTTCTTTACCGTTACCATACAAAAGGTTCACCTCTGTATCATCTTAGCGTAAATCTTTATACAACTGATTCCGTTATTATTATACACTTTTGAACCTAAAAATTCAAGAACCGTATTGGGTTTTGTTATAAATTCACTCTCTGCCCAATTATTCGTCAACATTCCTCTGGTTCCAACTGGCATTTGAATTTCAAATTGTATTGGGTAATGTGTAAAATAGTTTACTTTTTCGCACATACTTATACTCGTAAAGGCTTTATCTGTGATCTTCGCCTCACCCATGATAATTTTTTTGTTTATTTGATCAACTATGATTTGTGCGCTTTTTGCGTCTTTAGGAACCTTTATAAACCTTACTTTCCCCATAGCGTTTGGAATGGCTGCTTCCTTCACTAAACCACTTATGTCAACACCCAACACATTTTGAAGATATTCACAATTGACCTTGCGAAAACCTACATAGTTTTTTCTTAATTTAAAACAAGATGTAAGTCTTTCCAAAATTCTCATGGTTTTCTGATACTTGCCTTCCGGCGGTCCTTCGCTAAGACCTCTTAGCCAGTTATTTATTTCGGAGTAGCCTATTGAATTCTGGATATACCCGCCATCCTTTGCCCATATCATCGCATTATCTTCAGAGGATATATTCTGATTGAGATACTCTTCACGTATAGCTGCTTTGTAATCAATCTCGTTGTCATACGGCAGCACTTCATACTTGCCATTCTCTGTAATATCAAACGGCTTTGCAAGATTGTCGAGAGCTTCTTTTTTCCGCTCCCACTCTTTGAGCTTCGCCTGATATCTCGCCACATTCTCGGGATCGACGCTGCCGACTGTCAGGCGCTTATACCGCTGCACCATGTTTTCTATGTGCGCACGGTTGTATCGTCCGTAATCGGAAACATCGTTTTCCTCGTTGTTGTAGTGATTGATTTCTTCAAGTTCCGGATAATAGGTTCCGAGTCCGTGCCGGCAACGAGGATGGAACAAGCCAAGCTTCATCGCCTCGGACAGCAGCATATAGTCGCCGTCGTCCGGCTTGCCGCCGGAATACACATCATCAATGAGCACCTTGCGCTCAAACGGTCTGCAGAGTTTGCAGGCGGAAGCGTGGTGCGAAATAATTACGAGCGTCTCGCCTATGCTTTTGCGGAATTCACCCTCGCCCACCATATACGCCCGCTGATTCGCCGTGCGAACGGCCATTGATGTGTAATCCGCTATATTGACCCTGCGGCCATCGCGGTACTCGATGCAGTTGATTCCGCGTTCCAGAAAGTCTTTCACGGCCATATCGTATGCCTGTGTTTCGGTCATCACGCCGTTTGAGGCATACATTCCTGCTCGAAAGATGGTCTGCCGATAGGTGTCGTTCATCATACGCAGCACGGCAGTATTTGCCGCACCGAGATCGTTTTGCAGGGCGTTAATCATCCCGCTTATCTTTCGGTCGTTGACCTTGAAGAAGCTTTTGCGCATGGTCTTTGCGGATTTATAGCCCTTGCCGAGGGCTTTTTTATAGCGCTTCAGCTCATGCTTCGAGCCTTGCCGCAGCTCCGCTTTCATATGCTCCGATACTCTGTCCGACAGACCGCGAGTTCGACTGCTGATAATCTGCCGGTTCTCGCGTTGGTAGCGTTTCAGCTCCTTGAGCTTTTCCGCCTGCCACTGAGGGTATCTGAGCCCGGCGTCTGCCTCCTCGGCAAGATGACGGGCGAGGTTACGCTGCATCGACTCGATGAGATAAAGCTCCATATCGCGATAGATCTGCGCTATCTCTCTGTCAAAATCAACGCCGCTCATCTGTTGTTACCTCAATCAAAATCGTTCAGCGCGGGTTCGTTCATTTCGAGGATACCGCGCTCCTCTTTTATGCGCTTGACCTCTTCCGCCTTCCAGTCGTCGTCCTTGTCGTCGCCGTAAAGCTCGTCGACCTGGGTCTTGGTCGACATTATGCCGCTGGTTGCCGCCTTGCCGATAGTCTCGACCTGTGCCTCGAAGGACGGGTTCGCGTAACCGCCGAAGTTAACGGTGACTTCAACCTCTTTGCTCTCGCGGCCGTTGAGCGTACAGTAAAAATCAAGAGACGCCTGAACAAGGTCGCGTATTGCCTTGTTGAGGACATCGGTGACCCGGTTGCGGGTATAAAGCGTGGTTTTTTCCTTTTCGCGCTGCGCCTCGGCGTTGTCGAGCTTTTTAACATCGATGCCGAGCGTGGACGGGGAAATTATGCCCTGCAGACAGAGATCGAGCACGGTGCAGTATGTTGACAGCAGCGCCTCATACTGGATGGTGCCCTGTGTGGTTTTAATCTCCTGCTGCACACCCTCCGCCATGCTTCCTTGCAGCTGAATATACTCATTATCAAAGTCATTACTTTCGAGCACCTCGCCGGTACGGACATTGCGCGGCAGCAGGTCAACGGGTATGTACTCCTTTATCTGACCCTTGCGCACGGCGAGCATCCACTGAGAGAACACCTCGTCAAAGGCGTCAAAATCGTCGAGCTTGCCGTCAAAAATCGACTTGCCGCGCCCGGGGTAGATAGTTGACCGCCGGAACATCAAAGGCACTGCGGGCAGGAAATGGGCGTTATTTTTGATATCTCTGCACCCGTCGAGCTCCGGGAAGTCGGATATATCCGCCTCTCTATCGTTCGACACATCCACCAGCGAATATGTTATGCTGTCATAGTCGTACCGCTCTTTGAGCAGATACGGCTTCTGATTGATAGTCCGCTTTGTCTTGAAAACAACCGCACTGATTCTGCCGCGGTTATACTCAAAATCCACACGGTCAGCAGGATAGAACTCAATGATCGGCAATTTGCTAACCGTGGGGTCATACGACAATTTAAAAGCGCCGTCACCCAGATACAAAGTGTCCCGGACGGCGTCGCTTATTATGTCGGTTATGAGGTTTTCTTCGGCTATGTCCTCCCACACCTGCCCCATGTCGGGGTCATCAACGGTGATAGCATACAGGTCTCCGACACAAACATCGGTCAGCGTATCGACTATCAGTGACGGCAGCCCGGTGTGAATTTTGCGGATCTTCATTCCGCGCGTCGGCTTGCTGCCCCAAAAGTGTCCGTTGCCTATGTTGTCCTGAATATGCGCATAAAGCTCTTCGATTTCGTTCGCCCTGCCGCGATACCAGATACGGTCTTTAAATACTTCGGCGTCATGGTCCATAAGCTGATGGATATTTATAGACACTCCGTTATCTGTGCTGATATTCAAAAAGTTCCTTACGGCGGTTCTGACTCTGTCGCCTAGGCTCATTTAATCACCCTCCTGTTACTGCGCCGATCTGCTTAACATACGGCAGCCATCCGTACTGCGACGCATTTATTGTGTGGTCGTTTCGGTCTTCCGGCTGATTGTCTTTGTCCTGCTGCCAGCTGTACAATTCAAGCTCTGCGATGTGGTTCTTGCAGTGGTCGCACACAAGGTAATGTCCTGTGTGCAGCCAGCCGAGCTGCAGGTTTATACGGTCAATTATCTTTGTAGCCTTATAGGCGTTGTTGAAAGAATAGAGACAGGCGTTATTCCGACGGTACTTTTGAAGTTCCGTCATAGTTGCCTGGTCCGCGGAATCGATAAAGACATTCCGTGCGAGCCCCCACTCCTTGCGGTTGCGCTCCAAAAAGTCAATGTAGTTGCGCACCGTGTCGCTCGGCGCTATCGGCTCGCTGATGTCTCGGTTGTTATAGACCCGCTCGTCCAGGCATATTACCTTACGGTCGGCGGTGATGCCGAGAAACATCATTGCTATCGTGTCCGGAGACTGCGAGGAATACGCCGTATCCAGCCCGGACGAAAACGCGATGAATTCAAACGGATCATTCTCATCCTCTAAGCGCTTGCGTATCGCCGCTTTTGATATAACATGCCGCTTGCGGTCAAAATTAGAAAAGACAAGCCCGGTGGCTCGTCCTCTCAATCCGAGTATTTTGTTTTTATATATCTTCGTGCCGGCGGGAACGTTGCTTATAATCTGCTGCCGCTTTTCGGGTGTCAGGGCGGCATTGTGGTCAAACGAGAAGTACCACCACACCCATCCGGGTATTGCCGGCTCGGAAAGCATCTCAAGCAGTTCCGTCGGCGCGTCATCTGCATATTCGGGCAACGGTCGGGAACGGTTAATATATTCCGAATACACCGGCAGGTTCGGGTCGTCGGGGTTGAGCGTAGCAAGCAGATAATCGCAACGCATAGCCGCCTCGCGCACATACTCCATATCCGCAATGTTTATCTCGTCGATATAAAGGCAGCCATACTGGCCGCCCAGAGCCTTTTTCCAGCGAGCTTTGTTGTCGTAGCCGAGCACATAGATTATTTTGTCCTCTGCTCCTGTGCGAAAGACGATATGCGGCAAGCTGTACTGACCCTTACCGCCGCTGTTGTATTCTACCCGGGAACCGAACACATCTATAATGCCGAGTTCCTTGTTGATGATGTTTTTTTCTATTGTTCCGGTGTCCAGACCGCTGACGATGTGAATCTTTTTCGGACTCGCCGCGACGCGAAACATAAACTTCATGATGCCGACTGTAGTCTTGCCGGCATAGGTCGTCCCCTCGAGAAACTCGACCGACGCCGAGCGGCAGCGGAGGAAATCGCGGAACTTCTTACTCAGCAGGACCTCACTCATTGCTGCTCAACTGCCTCAGAATACTGTCGAGCTTGTCAGACGGTTCTATCTTAGCTTCAATTCCATCCTTAAACAGGCTGAAACGCTTTCCAAGCAGCTCCGCAGCCTTCAGGCGTTCCTTTTCGTCCGGCGGCTTATCCAGCACCTTTGCCGCACTGTAGCCGTCGCCTTGACCTTCCACAACCACGACGCTCGCCGTGCTGTCTCCGCGCATCACGGCGGTGAGGTACTCCATGACCTCCTGCGCGTCGGCTATCTTTTTCGAGCTCAGCTCATCGAGTTTTGCTTCGATGTAGGCTTTAACATTAGCATTTGTTAGCAGCCTTGACGCATTGGCTCTCGCAGCATCATCCGATTTTATCCGTGGATAAGCAGCCTTGTATGCTCTTGTCGCGTTGCAGTCGACGATGTACTCATCTGCAAACCGCCTTTGCTTGTCAGTCATGGGTTCACCTCCTAGTATCCGAAAAATATTTTGCACACATTGGCTTTTAAAAAATTTTTTTCAGATTGTTAATTTTTCTTTTTATTATAATTTGAAAGATTTGTCAACGTTAATTTTATTTTCTCTGTTTCGCAGCAAATTAGCATCCAATCACATATTATTCTCGTAAAAAACAGATATAGACAAAGCTGGTGCGACCGTTATAATATAGTGTCAAAGCTGACGAATCTATAGTTACAGTAAAGGATATATTCGCTTGCATTTAAAATAAAACAACGATGATTCCATGATTCCGCAAATCAGAAATTTATAAAAAAAATGGAATATTCTGTCGAGCTAATGTATATTCCTGTTTTATGTGCGCGTTCCCGCGCATGGCCGTATATATCAAAAAAAAGAAAAGGGAGTGTAAAGACACATGCTATTTCAAAAAAGTAACATAACCATTACCGTCGTTAATTCGAATATCGACTCTCTACACACCTCCTGTGAGTCATCGTCTGCGGCTAAAACGAAGAAAAAGAAGTCGCACGAAGTCACTCACATCGTTCTATCCTTTACAGCGTTATTCCTCGCGATTCTCGTCGCATATTCGGCTTTTAAGTCGGACTCACAGACGGTCTCTGTCCTCGCTTTGGAAGTATTAAAAATTCTTTTGGAGCAAATTTACAATTCACAAACATAAGCCCCGCTATTTATGACGCCGCGGGGCAGGCGTGTGTGAAAGGGGACATAAAAATGAAGAATAGAATATCGGTACATTCTTCAGCTTAAAGGTTAGCACATATGTGTGTGCCATGTGTGCCAACTTTTAATTTTTCGCGATAAATCTGTAACAGATATGCTTGACGCTGTAAGAACTACTACCGATTTTATCCGCCACATCTTCCCATGTCAGTCCCTCGATAAAGCGCAGCGTGAATATCTGCCGGGTCAGGCTGTCGGGAATATCCGATATGTAGCGCTCAAGTCGGCTGCGCTCATATATGCGCTGCTCGATTTTAGCCTGGATTATAGCTTCGAGATCCGTTATCTCCGCTATGCAGCGTTCAAGCGCAGGCTCAGGGTTCGGGCTATGCGGCATACCGTCGTAGTTCGGCGACCTCGGGCAGAGCAAATTTGCCCGCAGTTCCGCAAGCCTCTCACGGTCAAGCTCTATCTCCTTGTCAAGGTAGTATAGCTGTGACAGCTCTTTAAGCGTCATTTAACAGCCTCCTCTCGGGTTTTGTCGTGCTTTTCAATCTCCGGCTTCAGACAATGCCAAAACGGGCACAAAGGCTTTTCTCCGCCGGTCTGGACGAGAAACACACAATGCTCATTCGGACACATCTCAGGCACTGCCATCATCTTCCAATAGCTCGGGGTTATCATAGATATTGCCGATGACCTCTATATCGTGGTCGTAAAAGTTATCCATAACATAGCAAATACTGTTGCCATAAACTTGAAAACAGGATTCATCAAAAGCAACTTGATAAGGCTCCTCATCGCCTTTCAACAAAACAATATCGCCCTCGAAAATTTTCGTGCCGTTTTTGTCTGCCAAACCTGTGTACTGCCCTATCGTTTCAGGTATTACCGTCCTTTTGCTATCATTGGTGCAAATCTGCCAGTCGCCGTCATAACAGCGAATAGGCACACCGAAATACCACATACCATCATTATATTTTTTATCGCCTTTGCCACGGAAAAGTATCTCACGCATTGTTTTTACCTCCGTCCATTTTTTTGCGCTCGACTGCAAAAATCTTTTTCAGTAACATACCCGCCGAACTCGTTACAAAAATGAGAGTTGTTAGATTTCATAAGTTCATAATTTTTGCAATCCTTGCATCTGACAATTTCTGAAACATCTACGGCGGGAGCTTCTTTTAAAATTTTAACAGCGGCATTCCAGCCGTCCGCATAACCCTTGTTCTCAAAAACATCTCGGTTACACAAGCCTATCCCGAGCGCAGCACGGTCAATATAATCACCCATTCTCTACCTCCGACCAGTCAAGCATACATCCGCAATTACTGCAATATTTAGGCATCGAAAGTTCATAGATAAAAATATCATCATCCGAAACACCCAAGTCACCTCGGCAACAAGTACATATGCAATAGCCCTCTTCGTTTATCGGCTTCTTTGGTATCTGCTTTTCGAGAGCTTCTTTGCACACGATAAGCATTTCTGCATATTCTTGTACGCCTTGATACTTTTCAGAAAATTCTACATCGTTCAGAAGCTCTAACGCTTTTTTTGCTATCATCATTCTTCCTCCTGTATTGTTATTTTTAATTGTCTGCTTTCACAATCATCTGTGTTTCGATAAACTCGGCTTAATGCCTCGCGAAGCGCATCTTCATACATCATAGTCGTCACTCGCTTTCAAAAATCCCATTTCAATGAGTTCTCGGCCGCATTTCGGGCAAACCTCGCAGCCGTCGCCGTCTGCCTCGAATATCTTGCAGCAGTAATAACATCTCAGGCAGTGTGTTTCCCGGTCGCTTGTCCGCTCCCGTATGTAGCGCCTGTTGGTCTCTTCCTGAGTTATTTGTTTCAGCATGGCAGCTCCTCTATTCTCACATAAATTCCCGGCACGGCAGCCCAAAACTTTTCGCTGATCTCCGATGCGACCTGCGCATCGTCCTTCCAAAAGTGCAGGCGGGTCATGCAGTCCTTCAAGGCCTTTTCAAGATTGTCTGTATCGGGTTTCGAGGTTTTCCATTCCCCGTCTCCGTGTTTCGTCCCTGTATTACTGAAACACCATTTGACCATCAGCCTGACTGCGCCTGAATACGGTTCCTGCGGAATATGTGCTGCCAGGTGTGCCGTCAGCTTCCCCTTTGCCGCTTTCAGCTCGGTTGAGTCGTACATTATCGCCTTACCGTTTTTGACGGTTATCTTTTTGTCGTGATGCGTTACCGTGGGCGGATGCATCGGCATGAAAAATTCAGTTGTCATTTCAGTTTCCTTTCTTTTTTGTTTTTGAAAATCGCCCTTGTCAAGGTAGGAAAGAAGTTGTGTGCGGCGGCAGCCTAAGCCGCCACACTTCTTTCCCTTGACTTTGAGGGAAGGGAAATTTCCCACTTATATATGAAATATATAAGTGTTTTTTCCCTCAGAGGGAATTTCTCGATTTTTTATCGGCTTTTTCCTTGTGAGGGAATTTCTCGATAACCATTCGACTTTTTCCCTTGTAGGGAACGGGAAATTTTATCGACTTTTTCCCTCGTTCTTCTTTCCGACTTCTCCGTCGTCAATCCAAAAACCACCATGCTCTGTCAACCTTTTGCGAACC